ATAGTATAGAATATATTGGCGCAGACCAAACCGAAGATGCGCCAATTTTTGAAAGTTCACTTTGTGTATAAAAATATATGGCAAATAAATTAAAATTTTCCAAGACTGGTGGCATCGGATTACCTGTTGCAAAAAACACCACATCAGTAACGGCTGACAAGATAAAAGGCAATTATATCCCTTGTAGTGGCGATGGCATCGCCATAGAAACGCCAAACAAATATTTGGAAACCTTGGCGAAAATTGCAGCCGATAGCCCGACACATGGTGGCGCAATCCGTTGGAAGGCTCTAATGACTTTCGGGCAAGGCTTCGACCGTGAAGGGCTGCCAAAAGAAGTTTTAACCTTTTTCGATAACGCCAACGAAAAAGGCGACACAATCAACGACATACTCGAAAGGGTTTGTTGGGATTTTGCGCTTTACGAAAGTTTGAATTTGGCAACTGCATGGACTGGCAAAAAGAAAATTGCAGAGCTTCGACACGTGCCTTTTAAAAACACTAGGATAGGAACGCCCGAAAATGGCGGCATACCTTACTATATCGTTTACAACGATTGGCATTTGCAACTGGATAAAAAGTTGCGTTTTGCGGAAATTTTGAAGCCTTTTAACCCCGAAAAAATCAACGAACCAACATTGGACAGCGCAGGGAATCCTGTTTTTGACCAACAAACGCAAGAAAATGGGGAACAATTAATTTATTATTGCACCTACTCGGCAAGCAGCGATGGTTATTACCCCGTTCCTAGCTATTCAAATGGGTTAGACGCTGCATTAACGGAAGTAGATACAATAATTTGTATGCGCAACGGCATATCCAACGGTATAAACGGCTGCACAATTATCAGTGCGGCAGATGGTACCTTGATGGATGACGAAAGCAAAAAACAAGTTACGGAAGAAATAACCGCCTAAGTGACAGTCGAAAAAAATACAGGCAGTTTATTGTTTATTCCAACAGGCATCAAAGTTGATAAACTAGACCCTATTGACCATGAAACCTTTACAATTATTGACAAAGTGGTCGTGAGCAAAATAGTTACCGCCCACAACATACCCGCAATTCTGCTAGAAGCTTCTATATCTGGCGGCTTCAATAATCGGGCGCAAGAAATGGAAGCGGCAATCAACCAGTTTCAGCAAACAACTATTTTGGCGTACCAACAAAAAATAACCAGAATTTTCAAGAAAATTTTAAGTTATGTTACCCCAAAAGAATTTGAACTTAGAATTATTCCGTTTTCATTATCGCAAATTGAAACCAAGGCTCAAGGCGATGCAAATATAAATTCTTAAAAATGGCTACTTTAGACATCATAAACGAGCGCAAGGCAATAGATACTTTGGTTTCGGAGGACGAAATAAAAATACACACGCCTATCGAAGCCAACAAGGCGCAAAGCACTATAATCCCACAGATTCAAGTTGCCCAAGATTTGCACATCTGCAAAAATTTGGGGCAAACTTTGTATGACAGATTGCTTGCTGAATGGGTTGCAAATAGCGAAGTTGCAGACGACTTGCCCGACGGAACAACGGGCGGCACCGCTCCGATTATCTCAGGCGACACAACCGACTACAAAACGCTATACAAAAAGATTTTTAAACCACTTATTTGGTGGTCTTATACGCTGTCATTGTCAAGTATTGCGATTAAAAGCAGCGAAGCGGGGTTATTGTTTAGAGGTACGGAAAATTCAGAAAGCGCAGGAATCGAAGGGCTTAAAAAATTGGCAGCAGAAAGCGAAGCAACGGCACGAGCCTACACGGAATATTTGATTGCTTATATCGCAGAGCTGAATTGTGCAGATAACGACATTGCAAAGGATTCCGAAACGACTGGCGCAGCTTCAATGGGCGTATTTATACCAAAAAAACCTTGGCACGGCAACAATAAAAATTATTAGGCTTTAACTCTGCCAACGAGCAGCATTCCATAACACTCCCCATGTTTATACTATAAAATATGAAAATAAATGATGGATAATTTGATTTGGTTTGCGTATTTTTGCTTTGGGTACAATTGTATTTTTTTGACTTACTTGGTTTATAAGGAGTTTTTTAGAAACAATCCTTTAACTTTCTTGGAAATATTCCTGTACATAGAGAGTGTTTTTGAGCGACTAGAAAAGGCAGACAAAGACAGTATTCAAGACATTAAAAACAACATTTTAAACTCTGAATTGCGCACTCAAGACCAATTCAGGGAAACAATCAAAAGTTTAAAAGATGACAGCGCAAAAAATAAAAAGTAGCCTTTTTTTATTGGCTTTTTACTTCAACTTGTTCTGCGTTTTCGTTGTTATTATGGTGGTTTTTACGCATCATATCAAAATAGAAGATGCTGTAATTTCGGTGTTTTTGAACTTGATAGATGTAATAAAAGAAGATTCTATCAAATTTTTACGGGGCGGTAATTTTGCCGACCCCGAAGATTTTGCAAACATATTGAGAATATGGCTATTGTAATAACAAATGAAATCGTAAGCAATTACGCAGAGTTTAAAAATGATGAAATTGAGGACGAAAACCAAGGTACTTGCACATGGGATACGCCCGAATTTGACGCTTATCTTGGCGTTTGGGTGGTTCGCAATGTAGCCGGAACGAATGTGCAAGGCGAAGCGTTTGATGCTGGAACGCTCGAAGATATTGACGAAGCAAGCAGATTAAATCCATCAAAGGTTTTTAAATGGCTTATGCGAAAAGCTTATCGGACGCTTTGTCCAAATTGTATGTAATTTTTCACGCTTATTAAAATTATAAAATAATGGCTTATTATGATGATTTAGACTTGCTGAATACGGCAACGAGTACAAAAAGTTTATACTCGCTTCTTTCGGAGATAAAAACCGCACTAGACAGAGTAAACGACAAAGTTGTTGTTGCAACGCCAGGAGCTACAACTGCGCTGACACCAGTGGACGGTACCAGCTATTGCTACAACACCACAACCCACGCTGTAAACGCTTCGTTGCCTAAAGCGGACACCTGTAAAGGAATGCGCCTGTACTTCAAAAACACCGCAGGCACGACTGGTATCAATGTTTTACGCTACTCAGGCGACACGATCGACGGAGCTGGCTCGAATTTGGCTTTGGATGCTGTTGGCGACCAAGTGGAATTAATTTCCGATGGTGTTAGCAACTGGATTACAAAGCACAAAGCTATCGCATAGCAATAAAAAAGCCCTCAATTTTGAGGGCTTTTTTATTTCAAACAAACACAAAATACGGTGTAGTTGCAACCGCTCCCTGCGGCAAATAAGCCGTCAAATTCGCAGCGTTTACAATTGGCTTATATTGCCAATTAGGTTCAATTTTGCCCCACATAACGCCAATTGTGAAGATTTTACCGCCTTCGTCTGGAAACTTTGTTTTGAGGTCGTGTAGTGTGAATGGTACGCCTTTTTTGAACAAGGCTATTTGGTTTAAGATTTCGGTTGCTGTCATTTGAAAGCGCATTTTTCTTTTGAATTAAATTAAATCTGCGTACCTTTTAGGTACGCAGATTTAATTTAATTCAAAAGCTTTGGTTATAGAAAATTTACACGATTTGAGCCACAAGTTCTAGCACGGCCAACAACACCTTTTGCGGACGGTGCCATGTGGGCTATATTTTGGCACGTTTTAGACACTCGATTGATGCGAGACGTAGCAATGGCGTTATATTCCTTCAAAGTGGCTAAATCGGTGCAATTTTTCAACAATCTAGCTAATTTTTGATAAGTTTCTACGTAAACTAAAAGGTGTGCAGCTTCGACTTCGGTGTATTTGTCGCTTAGCAACATCTTTTTTGCTGCGGTCATTCGCTTTGCAATGTCTATTTTTTGACTCAAAATAGTTGAGATGCCTTTGATTTTTGCGGCTAGGTGATTAATACACCAAAGCGTTTCTAATCGGTTGCATTCCATTTTAGCTAATTCGTTTTGAATTTTTGTTGTTTCCATCTGTCAGGAGGTTTGAAGTTTAGTTGATTAATTTATTTAATTCTTCTTGATAATACCCTGCCATTCTCTCACTAAAATTCGGTCTATGTGAGAAAAAGTACACTTGGGATTTTAAGTAATTAATCATGTGCTGGTTTTCGCTAATTTCTGCGGTCTTTTCTTTCATGCTTTATTTAAAATTCGTTAATAAATTTGTTTCTAACCTCAATAGCTTGCAATAGTCTCGGCTCAAATTGCTGCATAACCTTTTCGTTTCTTTCGATTCGTATGTAATGCAATGCTTTATGTTCAAATTTAGTACCTAATAACCGCCTGTCAAACGATGCAAAAAAACCATACTTGGCACCCAAACACCAAATTTGATGTTGAATTTGATAGTATTTTTGCTTATCAAATGCAAACAAGTCGTCTGCGGTTTTAATATTGTTGTGGTCGTAGTGAATACCCCTTTGCCGTGGATTTTTGACCTCAACAGGTATTTTCCCGCCAATTGTTGCGTCTGGACTTGAACCAGTTTGTAGGCGTTCGTTTAGGATAAAACTAATTTTCTTGTCGCCTGTGTCTAATTTTTCAAGGCTTCTTCGCTCGAAAAAATCAAGTGCCAATGCTTCATTTTCAACGCCCCAGTCAATTGCATCTATACCGCTCAAATCTTCGTCCGTATCTTCGTAGATAATATCCATTGCCTTTTTCTTGCACAGCATCATCATCGAACCACTAGCAACCTCAATTTTTTGCAGCGCATAACAAGCGGTCAAAATCAAAAGGCAATCCTTTGGCAATTCCCCAACCGCACCCTTTAGAGCCGCTTTCAAATCCTTCTTTAAAAATGGCACATCTAATGCCTTTAGTAACTTGAATTTTACAAGATAATCGCAGATGTACTTCATATCGTCCGATGTCGGGCGGTGGTTCAAAACTTCGCCAGTTGGTCGCCAAATACCATCTTTAATTTGCCCCATTAAAGCCGTTGCTTTGGCTTGTTTTGAAGCATCTTCAAAAAGGTGGTATATTGTAGAGCTTGTGAACAAACCAAGGCGTAATTTGTGCCATTGGTCTGTTCTTTGGTCGCCATAAAATATTTGGTTATTCACTAGGTTTTAAGGTTTTAGACAATTCAATGATTGCGGTTTCTTGCTCGGCTGAAATTTTTCGATGCTTTCTAGTAAAGTCCATGTTGCCTTCTTCTAAATATCGAAGCGCAGCTCTTTCGTATTCGCTTGGGATAATGTCGGGCAATTCCAAAGAAGGTGCAAATTCTCGGAATCTCAATCCGCTTTCTCCATTCATAACATTTGGCTTGATGAAAATTGCAACATATTTGCCGATAAAATCCGCAATATCTTCGGACTTGTAAGCCTTGATTAACGCCCTAAAGTTGGTCTTATTTATAATCATTGGCTTAATCTCTTTGCCGTTTTGCAGTTGCAATTTTGCAATCGTTACGATGCAATCCTTCCCTTTTAAATCCTTAGATGGCTTTTTATGGAACGATATGATTTTTGCAATTAAATCTTTGCCATCTTTAGATAAGGCAATGTGGTCGTGTGAGCCTAAGTGGTCGAATTGGAAATTATTTTTCCAATGTCCTGATTTGATTTCTTCACTCATTTGTCAGATGATGTTTTTAAAGTGATTTGATACCGTCCACCTCGATAATCAAAGTAGCCGTTTCGTTTTAAAAAAATTATTTTTGTCAAGTCGCAACCGACGGTCATTTCGATTTCAACGTGAGTTTTTTCAACTGCAATACAAAATCCAAATGCTGGGACTGCGAGTGCTTGGGTGGACTTATAGCCAGCTTTGCTTTTGCCTGTTATTTTTTGGACTTGGACGGCTTGGTTTATAAAGTTTGCGTTTTTCATGTCGTTTGGTTAAGTGCTAATGATACCCAAAGATATGAAATAGGTTTGACACTTGCAACATTTTGACAAGAAAAATAAAAAAAACACCAAAAATATTTTTCTTGGTGTTTTTTAAATCTAAAAATAATCTTCCTCCCTA